TTCGCTGGCAAGTGCCAGGGCTTTCTTAACGTTATCTCGCTCTTTGCCCTCAAGGTCTGGGTTTAAGAAATTATCTGTTATAGTTGCAGCGTAGGTCTTTGCATCTTTTTCCATTAAATCAGAAAGTAATTGCTGTTGATCCGCAAAGTCTAAACCTTCACCAATAGAATAACCACCTTGAAGTAATGTTGAGACAGTAAAAGGCTCAGTGCCTCCGTCATCGAATACAAAACCTTGTTTATCCTTAGTCATAAATACAGTGTAGTTTTCTTGAGTATCAGGGTTAAACACAGTCACAGGCTTAGAGTAATCTATGGTTAGGTTTTCCTGTTGCTTTTTCAAAGCAGCTAGGTTTTCTTTACCATAAAGTTTCTCAAGCTCTCGCTCATGTTTAGCAGTAGCTTCCCCAACCTTCCACTCATTAGATAACACTTGACTTGCAAGAGTAACACCATCATAACCTAATGCACGACTAACAGCATACGCAAAGAGTGCTTTTTGGTTTGCAGGGTCTTTAACTTGACTTACAATGACATCCTTAATGCCATCCCATAGTGTAGATAAGAACCCTTGTTTAGGGTCTTCAACTTTAACTGGGTCACCACTAGGATCTAATTTATCTGGATCTACTGGTTCAAACTCAAGACTACCATCGTCACCCATCATACCTCTAGGTAAACCTTCTTCCAATAGCCTATCTACTTCAGCATCAACTGAAGACTTAGCATCTTGGTTGTTAGGGTCTACCACTGCTTGATTACTAGATACAACTTCTTGTTCTACCTTTTCACCGTTAGGTGGTCTTGCAATCAAAGAGGGTACACCATCTTCAGTAAGCTCGAGAGGTTTAACCTTAGTATTAAAATACTTATCATCCCTCTTAGTACCATACTTTTCTTCTTGGATAATTTTATCTATAGCCTCTGGTTCAGCTCCAGGAAACAGTTGAGGGTTTGATAATCTCCACTCAGCTCTTTCTTGTTCTGAAACAGGTGCAGTTTTAGAAAGTCTTTCCCTTTCCCCTTCCATTTCTTTTAATACTTTTTTCTCAACAAAACCCCTTCGTCTTTCTTCGGGTGCATTAGGAAATACCCCTTTACCTTCATCAGACTCTAAGTACTTTGTTATCCTATTTTCAACCTCACTTACTTGTTCTACTTTAGGAACCTCACCCATTAAAGGTACATCCCCAAACTGCTCAGAAAACTTTTGTTGATCTGTAGGTGCTAATGCAGTACCTTCTTTGTAACCACCCTTAGCGTAGTCAATACCCTCTTGAGGATCACTAAATGCTTTTACGTTATTAACAGATTTATTGTATGCTAAAGCTTCATCTTTATTTTCAAACTGCTTTAACGTACCATCAGGCATCTCAGTGATCATAGGGAAAGCTGTCATCATCCCTGTTTCAGGGTCTACTTCAGCAGCCATTTGATGTGTACCCATTCTACCATCTGGTTGTACAATACCAGCTTGAGGGTCGTCAAGTCTTGACTCATACTGTGGTATTCTTCTTAGTAACTCAGGTGGTTCAATGGAGCTTACAGGTTGTTCAATAGGTCTTACAGGTTGTTCAATAGGACCTACAGGTTGTTGAGGAGCAGGGACGACCCTATTGTTGTTATTAGGACCAGTTATCTCTGCTCTTATACTATTAGCACTTCGCAACTGCCTGGGGTCTGATCCATCTAAGGTATCCAAATAGTATTCTTCTTGTTTTTGACGTACTGTTTGGTTTTCTTTAACACGAGGCGTTACCTCCTCAGGCATAGGGGGTCTTGCAATCATTGCAGGTACACCATCAGGAGTAAACTGCTGTAATTTCTTTTCGTCATCGTCATCCATGCCTTTCATAATATCATTGAAAAGCTTGACGAGTGAATTTGATTCTGACATTATATTCCCCTTTTTTTAAATGAACCTTTTGGGTTGTCCCCTACGCTTCATTCTATTTTGAGTATTAATTGCTGCTTGTTGATACATACTTTGTGGTGCTTGTTGTGGGGTTTGAATTGCCATGCTTTGTGTTTGTGCATGTTGTACTTGCTTAGGAGTTAATGCCTGTTGTACACCAATCCCCACAGCACCCTCAGCAGCTGATTTACCAAGACCTTTAGCTGTCTCACTTGTTGCCATAGTGCCTAGCTTAGTAAGGCCTGCTTGAGCAGCAGCATTCATTTTAGCCATCATACCTACAGGGGCGGCAGCAGCACCTGCGGCGGTAGTAGTTGCGGCGGTAGCACCTGCGGCAGTAGTAGCACCTGCGGCAGTAGCACCTGCTCCCATAGCACCAGCAGCAGCTGGGCCAAGAAGACCCACACCTAATCCTGCAAGGGCTCCTTTCTTTCTATCATCTGGGTTAGCTAAAGCACCTATTGCTGCTCCACCTAACGCCATTGCTAATAATGCGGGTATAGGCATTACTTACCTCCTCCTGTAGTCTTAGTTACACTTCCAAAGTCAATCCCACCTAGCATTGAAGATGCATCTCTAAGTGATTGACCTGGTGCTTGTTGTTCAAATTCAAACCTTTCTCTTGCAGCATCAATTTCTGCTTGAGATCTACCTTCATAATCCGCACCAATATCTCTAATAACTTGACTAGGTTGTAATGCGGCCTCTTGTAGTGAAGGTACTTTTGTTAACATATCAGCTTGTAGCTGTCTGTTAGAAGTTACAATATCCTGTAAAGCTTGAGATCTGGTTTGGGCCATTTTACCCATGTAATCGCCAGTAGCTTCAGCTTTTAGTAACGCAGCTCTGTCACCACCATAAGCACCCTGTTGCATAGCTTGAGTGGTTAACGCTGGTAATGTTTCTTCTGTAAACTGCTCTGTAAGAGGTGCAGTTATAGCGTCTAAGTAAGATTGATTTTGAGGGTCTTGTAGTGGGTCATACTCCATGGCAGACTTAAACCTACCAGCAGCTATGTCACTAATATTACCCATAGACCCTGCAGCTCCAAATTGAGAAGCTAAACCTAACTGAGAGTAAGGGTCTTGTTCTGCTACTAGAGCCCCACCATAAAACTGTTGAGGACCTAGGTCTTCCATTTTACCAGCAAGCTCTAATTGTTTATTAAGTATTGCTTTTTGTTCTTTTGATGGCTCAGTAGTAGTAGTCTGATTGCCACCACCACCTTTACACTGAAGCATATAACTGTCTGTAAAACAACCTATGCTTTCATCATAGTTGGCCCCTAGTTGAGACCGTTTACCTTTAAGTTTCATTATTAGATCCTTTATTATCTTGTGGGTTACTGAGGCTTTTACCTGCTATGGTATATCTCTCAGAGTACCCATGGTTCTTTAAGGCCTTAAGCCAACCTCTTCTGCCAAATACTTGTATGTCATCACATTCATTATGTATCGCCCAATCTTCAATAGCCTTTACTTCACCTAGGGCTTGAAGGATACCTGAACCCGCTTCACCACCTAAGTAGCAAATCTCGCAAGTTCTTTTTCCAGGGTAATCAATAATGTGTGTTACTACTGTAGCTACAAAGTTACCATCAATTGTACCTAGCCATATTTGTTTACTACCTTCAACTAGTTCTTTCATTACATCCTGAATCCTACGCTCCCCATAAGAGAACTCTAGTGCAGAGTGTATATGACCTATAGTTGCGGCAGGCATATCTTTAAAATGTTCTTGTGTCCACATGCAAAGCATACGGTCCTCCAGTTATAACTTATTGGTTTGCTTTTAGCTCTTCTACTTCTGCTTTAAGCTCTTTGATTGCTTCTATTAACAAAGGTATTATTTTCTGTGGCTTAACTGTTAAGTAGTCTTCTCCAGATATACTTTCAGTTTCACCAGTTTCTTCATTTACCTGTTCATCAAAAGGGGCAGGTGCAACAGCATCTGGTATTACTCTTTGTACATCTTGAGCAATTACACCAGTTTCATGTCTAGCAGAAGGTACTAAACCTTTTTCTTCTATATCGTCTACCCAATCAAACGTAACACCTCTTAGCTGCCCTACTTTATCTAGTGCATTTGGTATTAATGTAATGTTTTCTTTTAGACGTTCATCAGAAGCATTTTCAGTTAAAGAGCCTTTTAAGGTTGCAGCGCCTGTTTGAGTAACTTTGAATAACTCTTGACCCCCTCCTGTACCTCCTGAATATAGCCTCCAGTTATCAGCATCGAACCTCAAAGTTGTCATGGCAGTAGTACCAATCTCCATTTGCTGACCTATATCAGTAGTAGCATTAAGGTTGCCAATAGTACCTTGTACACTTAGGAAGTTTCCCTGTACTACGGCAGTTTTTCGCCCTGCCCAGCCACTGTTCCAATTTTCAGAATTGGTATTGACCTGTATACCTTTTTCAGCATTAATGTAGACATACTCATCTGTTTGTCCTGCAGCGTACTGAGAAGACTCACCTGCATTCAACACTAACTGCTGTTTTCCGTGTATATGACCTTGTGCTTTAGCGTTTATTAGATTTGTTTGTACTTCATCAGTATTAACAACTTTAATTAAAGCTCTTAGTTGTTCACTCAGATTATTTAACTCTTGTTGAACTGACCTAGCATCGTATTTTATAGGAAGCATTATCTAAAACCCCTTACTCTACCTTTAATTTCCATGTTGGTTATTTCCCAACTATCTGCATTGTTATCAGAAGAAATCTTTAGGAATAAATATCTACCAGAAACTCTAACCTTATAATCAGCATAAGACCCGTTTACATAAAAACTATGTTCAGGTAAAAACGTAGGGTCATCATTTATATTTTCAGCAAATCCTACTTCAACAAGGGGATTACCCTCACCTATCTTACCTACCCGTATACTTGTTATCTCTTTAATAGAGTAAGGGTTATCAAGGTCATGTGCTTTTGTAATACCATATGTAGCATGGTTAGATTGACCACCGTCCTCAAAGTACACATTACCATCAGGGTGTCCAACAATATCATGATCAAAAACACTAGATATCTGAGCAGCACTAGCACCTATACTTTCAATACTAAAAGTGTTGTTAGAATAGTTGTACGTAATTTGTTTTGTCGGCTTTGTGCTATTAATAGGTAAAGACCAAATAACTTCATTGTTAAGTTTGTTATGGTAAGCAACAACCTGTGCATATTCCGACTCTGCAATATTATCTCTTATGTACTTATTAATACCCTCTGAATCCCCAATAGTCTCAACAGAGCTACCATCAGTTACAAAGAGACCTCTTCGTGACAGACCATAGTTTGTAGAATCAACGGCTACTACAGATCTTGGTGATACTGCACCAGCACCAGAAGCAAACGCAGTTTTATACCCAAAGTAATAAGGGGCTCCTGTGTATTGCAGGATAAACATTTGATCTTCTGTGTAGATTGCTTTAGCGTCCCCAAGAGGTACAATGGCTTTTAAGGGAGAAGAAGCTTCTCGTAATGTAAGGCTACCTGCAGCGTTGGCCGAAGCAGGTATCCAAGTATCTGGGTTATCTGTATCACACCATGCAACATCATAAGGGTGTTCAGAGTTAGCTTTATTATAGTTAATTGCTAAAATGTGTGGACCAGATTTATCAATAGCCGTTACTTTAGTAAATGGACAATCAGAAACTGTTAGTGTAATTTGCATTCCCCCAGAGGATGCTGTTAATACATCACTATTATTATAACCAGATCCAAAGTTAGTAATTTTAATTCTAGCTGCACCAGTACTACTGCTAATTTCTGTAACCTGTGCAGTAAGATTAGTCCCCTGGCCGCCACTAAACGTTAAATT